ACGAGCCGGAGGCAGCGGCAACACCGTTGGTACCCGAGACCACACTCGCGCCGCCGGCAGCCGTCTTGGAGAACCCGGCAGCCGCGCTGGCTGCCGCGGTCGCTTCCAGCGATGTACCGCCGGCGCTCGCTGTGGCATTGCTGCGTCGCCCGATGCAGCAGGGTGAGCAGGCGGCAAGCGCGATCGAGTACGCGACCGCAGTCCAGGATGCATGCGCGGCTGCACTGCGTGGCGATGACACGATCGCGGCCAGCTTCATCGAGAAGGACACCGACCTCGACACGGTGCGTGCACAGCTGTTGTCGATGAAGGCGGAAGAGGGCCGGAGTACTCAGGTCGTCACCGCACACCCGGCCTCCATGGCCGATCAACGAGCCGCCGAAATGAAGGCGCAGCTGAACCCCAACAACATCTACAAGAACCGAGGTAACTGACGATGGAAATCTCTCTGGCCGGCACCCGCACCGGCGAATTCCTGCTGTCCGAAGCAGGCGGCGAGCGCAGCCGCGAACTGATCCGTCTGCCGGCCGGGCAGGGCATGCTGTCCGCCGGCACCCTGCTCAAGGCCGACAATACCGTGGCCGCCAACGGTGCCGATGCAGTGAAGGTGCTCTACGGCCCGGTGGATACCGGTGCGAACGCTGGCGAGCTGCCGGTGAAGGGCGCAGCGATCGCACGCGATGCAGAGGTCTTTGGCGAAAAGCTGGTCTGGGCTGACGGGGTTACCGACGATCAGAAGTTGCTGGCCGCGCTGAGCCTGGCCGAGTCGGGAATCATCACCCGCTGGACCCAGCAGCCGATCGCGTCGAACGCAGCCGATCACCTGGTGTTCGTGTCCGAACCGCTGACCGGCACCGCCGGGGTTGCGCTGGGCCCGATCGTGGTACACGTCAAGGACGTCTTTGGTGCCCTGGTCACCGGCAGCACCGTCAGCGCCACTCTGGCCAAGGCCAGCGGTACCGGAAACCTGGCCGGCGGCGGTGCGAAGGCGGCCGTGGGAGGCGTCATCACCTGGGATGCCGCGACGCTGAGCGCAGCGGGCGACTACACCCTCAAGGTGACGGCCACCGACCTGGGCGAAGCCATCAGCGACACCATCACCATCGCAGCGGCTGCCGGCAGCTGACCGCCGAGCAGCTCCCTCTTCACCCGCTGACCCCTGGCCCCGCTTTCGCGGGGCCTTTTCGTATCCCATTCCAAGAGAGAAATCACCATGGATCTGCAGACCCTTCTGGCTCTGGGCGTGCTGAGCTTCGACGCCCTGAACGCCTACATCAACAACCTGCCGCGCATCTCCACGCGGCTGGCCGACATGCGCCTGTTCCAGGAAGATGGCCTGGTCGGCACCACCATCGTCAAGGTGGGTATCAAGGGCACCAAGCTGGTGCTGGTCCCGAACGTTCCGCGCGGTGCACCCGGCCAGCCTAAGGGGCTGGAGCGTGGCAAGGTGAAGCTGCTGGAAACCACCCACCTGCCGCAGAACTCGACGGTCATGGCTGACCAGCTGCTGGGCGTTTATGACCCGGCCGACCCGGAAGGCGCCAACGTTGCCGCCGTGGTCAACGCGCTGCAGGCGGTGCACAAGCGCGACCTGGACTTCACCATCGAATACCACCGTATGGGCGCGCTGCAGGGCAAGCTGCTCGATGCCGACGGATCGGTGATCATCAACTTCTACGAGGAATTCGGTGTCAGCCAGATCGTCATCGGCATGGAGCTGAACAAGGACGCCACCAAGGTCCGCGCCAAGTGCTTGGCCATCAAGCGCGCGATCGAGGAAAAGCTGGGTGGCATTCCGTACACCGGCATCCATGTGTTCTGCAGCGCCGGCTTCTTCGATGCCCTGACCGACCACCCGGACGTCCAGAAGGCCTACGAGCGCTGGCAGGACGGTGCCGCGTTGCGCGATGACCTCCGCAAGGGCTTCGTGTTCGGCGATATCACCTTCGAAGAGCTGCAGGGCAATACCGGCGGCGATCTGGCCCTGGCAGATGGCGAGGCCATCGCGTTCCCGTTGGGTGTGCCGGACATGTTCCTGACCCGCTTCGCGCCGGCGGACTACTTGGAAACGGTGCGCGGCATCGGCCTGCCGTACTACACCAAGACCGCCCCGATGCGCATGAACAAGGGCATCCAGCTGGAAAGCCAGTCCAACCCGCTCAACATCAACACCCGACCGGACGCGGTGATCCGCCTGAAGGCCGGCGCGAAGTAAGCCAACAGTGCCTGGCCCGCTCCTGCGAAAGGACACCAACCGTTGCCCGCCCGCCTCGGGGGGCCGGGGCAGGAGGGTGTATGGCCCAGATCAGGATCGGGGTCGACCCCGACAACGTCTTCGGGCGACAGCTGACCGCGCTGGAGCAGTCCCAGCTGCCCTACGCTGCATCGCAGGCCGCCAACAAAGTGGCCTACGAGATCCGCGAGCGCTGGAAGCGCCAGGCGCCCCGGGTGTTCGACCGGCCCACGCCGCTGACCGTCAACGCAGCGATGTACCGCAAGGCCACCAAGGCCCAGCCGTACGCCGAAATCTACCTGCGGGACGAGGCCTTCAAGGGCACGCCGCCGGCGAAGTACCTGCTTGCCGAGGTGGATGGTGGTCAGCGCCGCCGGAAGGGCTTCGAGCGTCTGCTGCAGAGCCGAGGCCTGCTGTCGCCGACGCAGTTTGCGGTGATGGGGCGGGGCGCTCAGGCGAACCAGTACGGCAACGTTCCGGCCGGTCAGGTGACCAAGATCCTGTCGCAGCTGGGCGCCCAGCGGGATCGGTACCAGAACGAGACCAGCGTCAGCCGGAAGCGGCGACGGGGCAAAGGTAACAACCGTGATGGCGAGTACTTCGTGATCACCAAGCGCCGCGGTGTGCTGCGCCCGGGCATCTATGAGCGAATCGGACGCGGGTCGGGTGTCCGATCCATCTTCATCTTCACCAACACCGCCGCCTACACGCCGCGCTACGACATCTTCGGCATGGCCGAGGACACCTGGAAGCGGCTGATGCCGTTCTTCCTGAAGCGCGAGCTGGAAAAGGCCATGGAAACCGCGAGGCCCCTGCCTTGAACCAGAAAGCCTTCATGCAGGCCTTCGACGCAGTCGCGTTCGATGCCTTCCGCGCAGCCGGCATCGCCGATGCTGCCCAGTACAAAGAACCGGGCGGCACGGCTGAGGTGCCGTGCACAGTGCTGCTGGACGAGGCCGTGGAGCAGTTCACGCCCGACGATGTGGCGCCCATCGCGACCACCGTTGATCGGGTGACGCTCCAGTTGGCCGAAATCAACCCTCGCGCGGGCGGTGTGGTGCGGATTGAGGGCACCGGCCGCCTGCTCAAACTGGTCCAGAAGATCCACGCCGACGAATCGACGGCGGTGTGGGAGGTCGCCAATGTCTGATCGCACCCCCAGCCCGCGGAAGCAGTTGCTGCAGGCGATGGGCAAGACGCTGCAGCTGATCAGCACCGACAACGGCTACCTGACCGATGCCGGCGCTGGTTGGACACTGGAGCCGAAGCCCGGTGATCAGGACACGCAGACTGTGCTGACGGCCGTGATCGAGAAGCAGCAGCGGGCGGAGAGTCCCTCAAAAGTCAACACGCACCGGCTTACCACCATCAGCGTCATCGCCAAGGTTCCCACCGACACCGAGGGATACCAGCAGGCGCTGGACGACCTGGTGACCGATATCGAGGCGGCCATGGATAGCCGATGCGTAGCTCGCAACTTCCCCGACGGCATCCAGGTGCCGGTGTACATCGGAATGGAACCGCTGATGCCGGAGAAGGCCAGCGCCGGCTGGGTCGGCGTGCTGATCACCTACCAGACCCACATCCCCAAGAAATAACCCGCCGCACAGCGGCAACCCAACTGGAGAGCCATCATGGCCGAAGATTACAGCTACCTGGGCAGCGGCATCGTCCTGATCCGCAAGTGGGGCAGCAACGACCCGTTCCTCGAAGTGGGTAACGTTTCCGCGTTCTCGATTGCCCCGCAAACCAATACGATCGAACTGGCCGATTACCAGAATCCGGGTGGTGGCACGGCCAACCGCGTCGACCGCGTGACCGGGTACAACCTCAATTACACGTTCCACGACTTCAACCCGGATAACTTTGCCCGCGCGACCCGCGGCAAGGCCAGCGCTGTCGCGGCGGCGAGTGTCGCCGATGAACCGGCGGTCGCGGCCAAGGGGTCGTTCGTTCCTCTCGCCCGTCTGGCCAGCAGCATCACGACGGTCGAGAACCTGACCGGGACCATCGAGTTCGAAGAGGGCAAGGACTACCGCCTCGAGCGCGGCATGCTCTTCATTCCGGCTGATTCCACCATCCCGGCACCTGTTGCCGGCGCGGCCAATATCCACGTTACCTATCAGCACGGGGATCTCGGCCAGGTCGAGGCGGCGGTCACTGGCCAGACCTTCTACGAGATGCAGTTCTACGGCGCCAACGAGGCGCGGGGCGGCAAGATGGTGCGTCTGGTTGCGCACAAGGTCACCGGCGGCGTCATCGAGAGCATGGGCCTGATCGGCAACGAGTTCGGCGCGGGGAGCGTCCCTGGCGCCCTGGTAAAGGATGCCTCCAAGGCGACCGGACCGGACAAGTCGGCCTACTTCTACTGGCAGCAGGAGAAGTAAGCCGTGGCCGATGATGACGTGATCGCCCCGCCGACGCGCGCGGTTCTTGTACGTGGCGAGAAGGTGGTTGTGGGTCCCCTGCGCCTGGAACAGATCGGCCCGTTCATCACGGCCAGCCGCACCATCATCGCCCGAGTGGCGATGATGGCCGGTGTGGTCGAGGGCGCCGATCGTGCTGCCGTCGGTGCCATCCTGCTCGACCTGCTCGAGCAGGACAGCAACGAGATCGCCGCGGCTTTGGGGGTGGCAATCGGACGCGAGGCGGAATGGGTTGCGGGGGCAACGCTGGACGAGATCGCTGACTTGCTGGAGGCGGTTGTCGGGCTCAACAGGGATTTTTTCGCCCTCCGCCTGCGGCGGCTTCTGCTGCAGGCGAAGCTTCCGGCGGAAGAGAGTACGGCCTCGCCGACCTGATCCAGTACCTCATCGCCCACGGACACTCCCGCGCGGAGGTGATGACCTACACCCTGGCACAGCTGCGAGCCTTCACCGCCGCAGCTGCGCAGGTTGAGCGCGACCGCATCGCGGAATTCGCCGTGGCCACCCGCATGGCTATGGCTGCCCCGGCTGCCGACTGGCAGATGTACCTGGCTGCTCTGCGCGGCCAGGCCCCGGCACAGCAGCGACAAGGACTATCGAACGATGGCTGATCATTCAGCAAATCTGCGCGTCCGCATCAGCGCGGACCTGGCCGACATTCGGCAGGGCTTGGGCGTGCTCACTCGCCAGCTGCGCGAGGTGCGCACGGAGGCGGCCAGGCCGCTGCCGACGAAGAACCACATCACGGAGCTGGGGGTCTCTGCAGGGCAGACGGCGCAGGCGATGCGCCAGCTACCGGCGCAGTTCACCGACATCTTCACCAGCCTGCAGGGCGGCATGCCCTTCTTCACAGTGCTGGTGCAGCAGGGTGGCCAGATCAAGGACAGCTTCGGGGGTGTGGAGCCGGCATTGAAGGGGGTCTCGTCCGCGCTGCTGGGGATGGTGAATCCGTATACCGTGGCCGCGGCGGCTGTCGGTTTGGTGGTCTACGCCTGGTACGACGCCGAGCAGCAGGCCCAGGCCTACACAAAGGCGCTGGTCCTGTCGCGCAATGAGGCGGCCGCGACGACCCTGACGCTGGTCACCATGGCTCAGAAGACAAGCGACGCGCTGCAGGTTGCCGCCGGCGTCGGTGCCGAGGCGGCTCAGGCCGTCGGCTCGAACGGGAAGATTGCCGCGCAGAACCTTCAGGACGTTGCCAATGCGGCCGTGGCGATGAAGGAAATCAGCGGGCAGGCGCTCGATGAAACCATCGCCCTGTACGCGAAGCTGGCGGAAGACCCGGTCAAAGGAATGCAGAAGCTTAACGAGCAGGTCAACTTCATGACCCTGGCGCTCTACGAGCAGGTGAAGGCGTTGCAGGAGCAGGGCCGGAATCAGGACGCCGTGACTGTGATCACCCGTGCAGCAGCGGATGAAACCGTCATGGCGCTCGCTCGGGTCCGTGCCAGCCAGAACCCGGTGATCCGGGGATTCAAGGACCTCTGGGTCGAGGCCACGAAGGCGTGGTCGGCGATGCAGGCGAGCGTGGGCCTCGGACCGGCGGCAGCGCAAATGCAGCAACTGTTGGCTGAGAACCAGCAGGAACTGGAGAAGCTGAACAATCTGGCTAATGGCACCCAGCGGGGCCTGCCGTTGGCCCGGAATCCCATTGCCCTGGCTGCGATGGAGAAGTCCATCAAGGACCGGTCGGAGAAGATCAAGGCGTTGGCTGTCGACCTGATCAAAGAGCGAAAGGATGCAGAAGTAAAGGCTGCGCAGGACGCCAGCGCGGACTACGTGCAGCAGCAGGACGCGATCATCGAGGCCCAGGCCACGAAGGAGCAGAAGAAGAAGAGGGAAATTGCCCAGATCAACGGGCAGGCCGAGGTCGTCCGGCGAAAAGCTGAAGCGGCCGGGCTCGTGGAAGAGGTTCGTGCCATTGAGGAACGGCGCGCCGCAGCCGTCGCCGCTATCGAGAAGAAGTATGCAGAGAAGCCCAAGGCATCCAGCGGGTCGGCTTCCAGGGCGGCAGGGCTGCAGGGCTACAAAGACGATCTGCTGGCAGAGCAGGCGCAGATCAATGCCGCTACCCAGATGCTGCGTGCTCAGTACTCGGCGCGAGAAATCACGGCGGGCGAGTATTACGGTCGAATGCGAGAGCTCGTTCAGAAGGGGACCGACGCGCAGGCGAAATCGTTGGAGCGGCAGATTGCCTTCCTCCAGCGACAGGCGGTGACGGGAAAAGAAGCCATCGGCGTGAACCGACAGGTCGGGGATTTGGAAGCACGGCTCGCCAAGGTCCGCACCGAGGGAGCCGGCGCTCTGCAGGTTCTGGCGACTGAGGAAGCGGCCGCAGTAAAAACGCGCCTGAATGCTATCGCGGCGTATGGAAACGCCTTGGACGCGAGCAATCAAGCACTACAGCGACAACTCTCAACGCAGGCCCAGCGCGTTGGGATGGGTGATCGTGAGTACGAGATTCAGCAGCGCATCAATGACGCCTACGCCGACCAAGCGGACAAGCTGCGAGAACTGCAGTTGCAGTTGAACGCGGGGCAAATCGACCAGGAAACGTTCGAATCCGAGAGAGCGCAGCTGCTGTCGAAGACGCTCGATCGCCTGCAGATGATTCGAGACGGGTACGACGAGCTCCAGCAGGCCGAGGGAAGCTGGCTGGCAGGCGCCAGCGCTGCCTGGGCGAACTACCGGCAGGAGGCCGGCAATGCCGCGCGGCAGATGGGCGACGTGGTCGGAAACGCCATCGGTGGCTTCGAAGACGCGTGGGTCAAGTTCACCACGACCGGGAAGCTCAGCTTCTCCGACCTCACCAAGTCGGTCCTGGCCGATCTGGCGCGGATCGCGGCGCGGCAGGCGGCAATGGGAATCGTGAACATGTTCGCCAGTGCCTGGGGTGGCGGTGTCACCGCTGCGGGTAACCAGGCGGTCACCTCCGGCACCAGCAGCATCAATAACCAGCTGTTCCAGAACATGAGGGGCGGCTACTCCAGCGGCGGGTACACGGGTGACGGTGGTGTTCATCAGCCTGCCGGGGTCGTCCACAAGGGCGAGGTGGTCTGGTCGCAGAGGGATGTGGCGCGCGCGGGTGGCGTTGGGGTGGTCGAGGCGATGCGCAAGGGGCTGAAGGGCTATGACTCGGGCGGAGCTGTGGCTATTCCTGTCGGCTCCGGAATCGCCGCCGGCGCGATCAATGTTCGCGTGATGAACGCGCCAGCGGGCACCACCGCCAGCGCGTCTCGCAACAGTCAGGGCGGCTTCGACATTGAGGTTCTGCTGGGCCAGGTCGACAGCTACATCGGTGGCCAGGTCGCCAGTGGTCAGGGATCAACGTATGCAGCAATGGGGAGCCGATTCGGCTTAAAGGACTCGGTGTGATGACAGCATTACCTTCAGTGGCACGTGTCATGTTCGAAGGGCAAAAACGAACCTTTGATCCCTCAGTTCTGAGGACCGAAATGGAACGCGGTGCGCCCAAGCAGCGCTTGGAGAACAGCCAGGTGCTGATCAAGCAGGCCATGACGCTCTACTTCGCCAGCATCGCGGACGTGAACACCTTCGATGCCTGGTACTTCGGCGAGATCAAGCGCATTGGGTGGTTCACCCTTGTGCACCCCTACACGGGGGAAGTGATCACCGCGCGCTTCGAGAACGGTGCCCTCGGCGACCTGGTGCCCGAAGAGAAGCTGCCCGAGGACTACAGGATGGATGTGGTCGTGGAGTACATGCGATGAGCAGTTTCACTGAACGTAAGCAGCGCATGACCGACACCAGTGGGACGCTGCTGTTCCTGTCCATCACCTCGCCGTCGCTTCCGGGTCCGCTGCGCATCGTCAACGACACCCAGGACTGGGTAAGCCAGGGCATTCCCTACATGGGCGTGCCTTTTGGCTTCAAATTGCCCGATGACACCCGCGGTCAGTCCCCGCGTGCCCAGCTGGTGCTGGACAACGTCGGGCGCGGCATCTCCGAGGACCTGGAGGCGCTGGGGCCGAACGAGCTGATGATGGCGCGGCTGATGGTGTCGGACCGTGCAGACCCCAACCTGTACGAGCGGGATTACTACCTGCCGATCACCAGCGTGTCGGTGGCCGGCGCCACCGCCACCGCTCAGTGCGGTGTCGACTACCTGATGCGGCAGCAGGCCGTGCGCCTGCGCGCCAACCCGTTCACGCTACCGGGGATCTTCTGATGCGGCTGGCAGACGTAGAAGCCTTGGTGGGCGTGCCGTACTGCGAGCACACGTGCGATTGCGCCGATTTCGTGGTGCTGGTCCAACGGCAGCTGTTCGGGCGCGCCGTTCAGCTCCCCAACGGCCGCCCGAGAGGCGTGGTGGGCCAAGCCGCCATCGGCGAGCTGTCGAGGCCGTATGGGACCGCGGTGGCCGTGCCAACGGACGGTGACCTGGTGCTGATGGTCGAGCACGGGCAGAAGCGCGCCGGCCACGCCGGCGTCTACTTCCACCTGGCCCATGAGGGGTGGGTGCTGCATTCCAACGAAAAGAACGGCTGCAGCGTACTGCACCGCGTTCGTGACCTGCCGGAGTTCGGCTTGAGGATTGAGGGTTACTACAGATGGGCCTGATCAAGGACGCGCCGCTGATCATCACACCGCACCCGGTGACGCTGGAGGGCCAGCGTACCCTGGCGGCGCAGTTGCAGGAGGGGGAGCGGCTGGGCGGCTTCCTGGCACGCGTGGTGCCTGACTACTCCAGCGACCTGTGGGAGGTGCGCATCAATGGGGTGGTCGTGCCGCATGAGGTCATGGACCGCGTGCGCCCGAAGGACGGAACGGTGATCGAGGTTCGAGGCGTGGTCAAGAAGACCGCGCTGATGATCGTTGCGCTGATCGCCCTGACCGTCTTCACCATGGGTGTCGGTACGGCCATCGTGGCCGCCGGCTACAGCGCAGCCGTCGCCGGTCTGGCGCAGGGCGCGATCTACGCCGCAGGGGCGCTGCTGATCCAGAAAGTGCTGGGGCCCAAGCGGCCCAAGCCCAGCGCCAGCGATGCCAGCCCGGTGTACACCATCGGCGCGGCCCGGAATCAGCCGCGCCCGTACCAGCCCCTGCCGCTGCTGCTGGGCGGGCCATTGCGCATCGCGCCGGACGTGGCCAGCAACCCCTATACCTGGTACGAGGCCGACGACCAGTACCTCGCCATGACCCTGACGGCGGGCATCAACGTGGGGCGCGTGGAGGCCCTGTACAACGGCGATGCGCTGCTGTCGTCCTTCGAAGGCGTCACGGTGTGGCACAACGGCTTTTCCGAGATGCCCAGCGAGGCCATCCCGCTGTACAGCAATGCCGACACGATCAACGGCGGCGCGCTGGAGGCGGAGAAGGGCCAGGCCAGCCCGTGGGTGCAGCGCACCAGCAGCCCGAACACGATCCGCCTGAAGGTGGACGTGGACTTCATGCTGTTCGACACGACCAGCAAGGGCAAGCCGAAGGACAACCGGGAGACGATTGAGATCCAGTACCGCGCCGTCGGCATCGCCAACTGGAGCTTCTTCGGGTCCTATTCGATCGTCAGCCGATCGCAGAAGCAGCAGCGCCGCAGCTACTCCCGAGACGTACCGGAGGGGCAGTACGAAGTGCGGGTCCGCATTGCCGGCCACAACACCGATGGCAGCGGCGCCACCAGCGACTTCACCTGGTCCACCCTGACCAGCATCCAGAAGGACACCGCCGACTACGCCGGTCTGGCCCGAATCGGCATCCGGATCAAGGCAACCGGGCAGCTCAACGGCCAGCCGGACGAGATCCGCTGCGTCGCCTACGCCGAGCCGGCACCGGTCTGGACGGAGGCGGGGTGGGCGACGAAGGAGACCAACAACCCGGGCGCACTGATCCTGGCCTATGCCCGCGGCTTCAGGGACGAGCACGGCAAGCTGATCGCCGGCATCGGCCTGGACGATGTCCAGATCGATATCGAGGCGCTGAAGGCCTTCATGCTGTTCTGCCAGGCCAATGGCTACGGCTACTCGAACTACATCAAGGACGTCCGCAATCACGACGACGTGCTCAATGCCGTCGCGCTGGCCGGGTTCGGCCAAATCACCTGGGCCGGCGGCCGTCTGTCGGTGGTGTGGGCCGGGTCGGAGCAGCCGCTGTCCGGCGTGGTCAACATGGCCACCATCAAGAAGGGGCAATTCCAGGTTGACTACACCCTGGCCAACGCCGCCGACGGGATCGAGTACAGCTACTACGACGCCACCGACTGGACGACCAAGACCCTGCGCGTGGCCGCGCCCGGCGTAACGACCATGCTCAACCCGGCCACTGTGGAGGGCGAGGGCATCACCAACGAGGCGCACGCCGCGCGGATGGCGCGCTACCACCTGGCGCAGTCCCTCTACCAGTACAAGGACATCACCTACAGCACGGACATCGAGCACCTGAGCTATCGTCGCCTGTCCCTGCTGGCCCTGCAGCACGACCTAACGCAGTGGGGCGCCGGCGGCCGAATCGTTTCGGCCACCGCGGCCAACGGCGTTGTCACGCTGCGGCTGGACGAGCCAGTCCAGGCACCGACCAACGGCAACGCCTGGATCGGACTGCGCATCCCCGGCGAACGGGTGTACCGCGTGTTCGGCGTGCAGCCGTTCACCGGCACCAGCGACACCATCCGCCTGACCGGTTCCTGGCCAGGCGATGCGCCGCTGCCTGGCGACACACCGGATAACCCAGCTCACGACACCATCTGGATCTACGACTTCAGGCAGACGCCGGGGTACCGGGTCCGTGTGGTTGGCATCGAGCCCGAGAGCGACCTGAAAGGCGCCAAGGTGTCCGTGGTACCCGAACCACCCGAGTTCTGGAACTACGTGCTCACCGGCGAATACGTCCCGCCGGTCAATACCAACCCGATCACCAGCCGCCCGATTGCCAGCGGCCTGGCCATCACTGAGCAGCAGGTGGTCCAGGGCGATACGGTGTTCACCGAGCTGACCGTCACCTTCGAGATCAGCGGCCCGGTCGGCAACATCGTGGTGCTGGCCGCCGGCAGTGACGGCGTGCTCTCCGAGGTGGCCCAGACCACTACCCGCACGGCCACCTGGCGCATCAGCCATGCGGACCAGTACACCGTGGTGGTCCGACCGTTCAGCCCCGACGGCCGGGCAGGCGTTGCAGCGTCGGTGACCTACATCACGGCCGGTGCGGATGTCCCGCCGCGGCTGGTGGACTTCTTCGACGTGGACGAGCTGTCCGGCGGCGTGCGCATGTACACCTGGGGATTCCTGGCCAACAGCATCCAGTCGCCGGACTTTGCCGGCGTCGAGATCCGCTATATGCAGGGCGCGGTGCTGCGACCGGAATGGGAGCAGATGATCCCCATCGGGGGCAGCGGCTACCACGCAGTACCCTTCGAAGCCGTTGTGCCGGAGTCGGGCGACTGGACTTTCGCCTGCCGGAGTGTGAACACGTCGGGGGAGCTGTCCACCGAGGCCCGTGTCATTACCAAGAAGCTCGGCGCCAACCTCGGCCAGGTGATCGACAAGACCATTCAGGAGCTCATCGACGCGCAGCAGCGCATCGACCAGGAGAAGATCGAGCGGTTCAACGAGGATGCCCGTGTCGCGAGTGAAGCCGCGGCCGACGCAACAAAGAAGGCCAACGACGCGATGGCAGCGGCGATCGCGCACGCCGATGCCATCGGGGCGATCGTCGCGGATCTGACCGAGGCCGACGAATGGGAGGCTGGGAAGACCTACCCGATGGGCGACTTCACCCGGCACGACGGAAAGTTGTACCGGGCCTTGCGAGAGAACACCGACGCCGAGCCGGGCACCGCCCCGGACGATTGGCAGCTGGTGGGGAACTTCTCTGGCGTGGGCGAGGCGTTGGCCGCGTCGATCGACATGGCCTACCAGAACGCTTCAGACCTGGCGGCCGAGGCTGGCCGGATCAACGCAATTGTCGCGCGCATGCCAGCAGGTGATGGCAAGGTGGCGTCGGTTGAGGCGGTCGACGCGGTCAGCGGCAGGGTGGAGGAAACCGAAGAGGGCCTGCGCGCGGTCGGAGACCGCACGTCGTCGCTGGAAGCGCAGATGACGTACAAGCACGCCGGCGACCGCGATTGGAACGCGGGTGACCGGAACGTCTACGCCGGCGTGCGCACCTGGCAGTCGGTCATGGTCCAGGGTGATCGGGCGGTGGCCAAGACCGTCGATTCGCTCAACGTCGAGCTGGGCGACTTCAAGGCCAGTGCCACGAAGTCCATCGAGCTGATCGCTACCGAGCAGGCCAGCCAAGCCGAACAGATCGAGCACGTGGGCGCAGAGCTGGAGGGCAAGGCATCATCCGACTACGTGGAGCGCATTGACGCCCGCGTGGCCATCACCGAGAACGGCATAGAGGCCGTCACGGGCCAGCTTGCGTCGGTGAAGGCGGAGGTGTCCGGCAAGGCCAGCGCCGAAGTGGTCCAGGGCATGGAGGCCCGCGTCGTGCAGAATGAGAACGGCCTGACCCAGGTGTTGGCCCGGGCGTTCCTGAACGTCATCGCCAACAGCGGCGCCGGACCGCTGATCGGCGGCATGGTCATCGACAACAACGGCCAGGTCATCAACACCCGTTTCGCCAGCAACACGTTCGAGGTCATCTCGCCCGGGGCCAGCGAGGGCATGGAGTGGCGCGACGGCTTCCTGCGCGTCTGGAAGGGCGCCGCCCAACGCATCATCGGTACCAACTTCGGCGCTGCCGGCGACAACCTGGTTGACTACTTCGGGCCGAACGTCGGCGCTGGGGCCGCGGCGAAGTCCAACGCGGTCATGTGGATGGACGCCAACGGCAGTGCCTACTTCGGTGGCCAGCTGTCGGCGGGCATCCTGCGTAACGCGGTCCAGACGACGACCACGCAGACAGTCGGCGTGGAGCTGGTCAACGGCCCGTTCGCCACCAATGGCCGCGTGCGGAGCGTCACTGTCAGCTTCTCCCGCCGGCACATCCGGACCAAGACCACCAATGGCAGCGACGGCTTTGTCGCGGGCGCGGGCCAGAACACGGCACGCGTTGAGATCTATCGGCGGGTGGGGGAGGGGGCTGAATCGCTTTGGCAGGTACTGAACGTCAGCGGTTCGGTGATGATCCTCAACGAGCAGGACGGCCCGGACAACGCCACGTCCACCTGGGGTGGGTCATTCACCGTGAACGACACCAGCACCAGTGCGCAGACGATGACCTACCGCGCGGTGATCACCAGCTTCACCGAGCAGACCGTGACGCACACCTCCGGCTCCTTCCAGCAGCAGTCCATCACGCAGAGCCTGTCGATCATCTCGGTCGAGAACTGAAACCGCCCAAGGCGCGGGCCGGCATGTCCGGCCCGCTTTGCCGTGGGCGATCAACAGCAGAGAACACACATGCCGCAGAAACTCATTGACCAAACGACCATCCAGCCGGATGGCAGACCAGGCGACGACGCGTTCACCGCGTTTGCAACCTGCAACGACAACTTCGAGGATTCCGAACAGCGTCTTTCCGCGCTGGAAGGCGGGTCATCGAACATCGGCCAGGACGTGGCCGACCTGAAAGTTGGCTTGCAGCAGGAGACGCTCCTGCGCACGGACGCCGATACCGCGCTTTCGCAGGTTATCGCAGCGGAAGTGTCCGCACGCCAGAACGCAGACGCTGCGCTCGGTGGACGCTTCATCGGAAAGAACCGGCTTATCAATGGTTCAATGCGTTGGTGGCAGCGTGGGACCAACTTCACTTCGCCGGGTTACTCTGCTGATCGTTGGTACTTCAATGCAGGTGGCGTGGCAACGCCGAGCTTGTCTCGGAACACTGTAACGCCAGGAGCATTCGATACCGAGTGCATCTATCTCGCCAAAATTGCATATGGCGCTGTGACTGATGCTGCAAATCATTACGTCGTGCTTGAACAGCGAATGGAGAATGTGACCACGCTCGCGGGTCGGACGGTAACCGTAAGCCTGAAGGTGTTCAACAGCGGTGCGGCAGGCCGACAAATTGCCATCGAATTTGGTCAGAGCTTCGGCGCTGGCGGAAGCGCGCAGGTTTCGGGGATCGGCGCGGCAAAGTACAGCCTTGCCACAGGAATCAATACCGTCACCCATGCCGTGCAGATTCCGTCTATTAGCGGTAAGACTGTGGGTGCTAACAGTTCTTTGATTCTGACTCTTTGGGCAACAGGGGGGAGCAACTTCAATGCTCGCAACGCATCGCTTGGTGCGCAAGCTGGTGATGTGCATTTCACGCAGGTGCAGGTCGAAGAAGGTTCTTCAGCAAGCGCTTTCGAGTACCGACATGATGGGTTGGAATTGGCGCTGTGCCAGCGCTTCTATGAAAAAAGCTATGACCCAAGCTCCGATCCGGGGTCATCAAATAATGCTGGTCGTCGTTCGTTTTCGATGGGGGCGGCACCTTCAAGCTTCCTTTTCTGCGGCCAGCCGTTTGCCGTCCAGAAGCGTTCGCCTCCCGTAGTGATGGTTTATCCGGCGCCTAGCGGTGGAGCCGGCAACGTTGCGCAGGATGATGGATCGGCGCGCCCGGCGACTGTGCAAAACATCGGCTTTTCGTCCTTCGAGCTTACGTGGTCCAACAGTGCGGGACGTTACGGCGGTTGGTTTCATTGGACTGCGGATTCGGAGATTTAAGTATGTATCAACTCACTGAAGACCCGGATGTGATTCGCTGCGTCGAAACCGGCGCGTTCATTCCCCGCGGCCACTATCTTTGGCCGACCGAGTGGTTGCAGACCAATACGCCTCTACCGGCGGTATCGCTGGGCGCAGGCTTCGAGCTGCACACGCCCGCCCATTACCGCTACATCCGGGATCAGGCGTTCGCGTGGATGCGCGCCGAAGCGGTAGAGCGTGGCTACGACAGCATCGAGTCGTGCGCCAGCTACCACAACAGCGGCGTGGCCCGATACCGCGCCGAGGCGCGGGCGATGGTGGCCTGGCGCGATGCTGTGAACCAGGCGCTGGAGCAGCTGGTGCTGGCGCCGCCTGATGGCGTCGAGACCTGGGAGCAGGTGCGCGTCCTGCTCCCACAACCAGAGGCGTTTGACTGGCCCGACAAGTTGGAATCGCCCCTATCTACCTAGCAGCTAGTTACCAATAGCTCTATGCAGAGTGACCTTAGGTGTTCGTTAAGACAGGATAATAGAAGTGCGTCCCCCTGGTCAGCTAGGTTGAGTGCTTCATGTATCGATATGCCGATCTGAAATTCGCACGTGATTTCAACTTCAGAATAGACTTGGCGTTTGCTGTGTTTTAGGAGCTCTCTGATCACTGCGTTACGGTTGCTGTAGGTGCTGCCTATGCATCTCTTCTTTCCGTCCACAGCTACCGCTACAAATACTTGGATATCCTTAAAATTGGCTTTTAGGACGACAATCCTTCTGCCATTGGGCTGACTCCTGTCTAGGATGATTTCGCTGCTTAGCATGGCGTGCTCCCCACCGCATTGCGGATCGATTGACAGGATTGCACTAGTTTTGGCTCGCGACTAAAGCTCGGGTTCGAAGAAGTGGCTGCTTGCAACGAGACTCGCTCCGCAGATTTCGCAGCTGATCTTGGTGCCGGTGCCATCTGCTACCGGAGCGAGGGAAACGCTGTCAGTCCTACCGCACTTAGAGCATCTTGCACTTAGCGCGCGAGCTGAGCAGTGGCCGGAAGTGAGGGTCTGAATTGAGAAGCCGCCAAGACTGAGCTTGCCGTTGATTACGGGTCCATCGAACATGGCAATGTGCCTTCTATTTTTAGCTTGTGGTTCGGTTCCAGCTTCCCAAGTAGATCAGCAGTTCCTCGTGTCGATTGAAGCCCAACTTGCGCATGGCGCTCTGCTCTAGGCGCACTACGGTTGCTGGGCATATTCCCAAGTCGCTTGCTATTTGGTTGACGTCCATTGATGAAGCCAACCTAGTTAGAATTGCGATTTCCCTGCTTGTGACTTGCTCCGCAGATAGAACCGATGTTGCGGGCCGAAGCCCTGTGCACACATATCGCATTCCTTGTGCGGCATGAGAAACGGCAAGCGGCAGCTCGTGCATGCTGCCTGACTTGTGCACCACTGCCAGCGCGCCGAGTACCAGGCATCTTCTTGTGAGGGTTGCGTCCGCAACACCCGAGAGGACAACAACTTTGATTTCCGGATGTTCCTCGGCGATCCAGACCAAAAGAGCTGTTCCGTCCGGCGTGACGCCGCTAGTGAGCGAGAGCTCAGTGACCACCATGTCGCAAGGCCACAGCGACAGCATCTCCATGAGATCGTCAGTGCTAGACGCTTGCGCGATCACAGAGCCAGCGCCGTGCTGCTCTATGTAGGCTTTCGCTCCAATGCGTACAACTGGATGAGAATCCGCCATGATGATTCTCGGGAGAACGTGAGGCTGTGATATGTCCTGCTGGTGAATCATCGTTGGCGGGTCCTTAGGTGTGCTTAGTCGATTAGATCTGTCTACCGACAAACTTCTCTGCTAGCTGGCGTGGGTCTGAGTGGATATCAACGGGCTAACGTCAAAGAGAAACTGCTCAAGGTCTTTCGCGCTCTCGATGTTTAGCTTTCGGATTGCAGATTGCTTGTGGGATGAGATCGTACTGATCGACCGTCCCAGCTCTGACGCAATTTCTGAGGTCGTTTGCCCCCGAGCCAGGCGCTCAATCACGGCCTGTTCGCGTGGTGACAGCGCCTGCAGATGACGTGTAGCCGCCAAGCAATCCCTTGATTCACGACAGATGTAGCGCCTGCCGTTAAAGCTTGCTGCAAGCGCGTCCGGTATCTGCTTGAGTCCAAAGTTGCGGTCTACAAGCGCAGAAGCGCCGCAATAGATCGCTGCGCGGCAAGCGGAGAGCGGGAGGGAGTCATGCATCAGAACGATCTTGAGAACTGGATGAAGTAAGCGGATCGTTCTAATGAGCTTCAGTCCGCCGGCGTGGCTTTCCCGGCCCATGTCCAGGCCCAGTATGATTGCGTCGTACCTCGAGTCTGCGATTGCCTCCAGGGTCTCCTCCTTAGATCTAGCTGTCCCAACCGGTCCGGTGATGACCGTCAGGGCGTAGGCGCTGGCCACTACGATCTGCTTATCGTCTGCATCGGCGATGAGGGCTGTTCGAATCTTCAGTTTTTTCATTGGTGCGCCTGCGGGGCAAAGAGCGGCTCTAGCGATTAGCGCGCTGCTCGCTGTTGTAGATGTTGTTCAGTCCCGGAAGGTGATGCTTCCGCTAAGCCGGATACGAACAGACAGGGGCGCCACAGCGAAGCGGCCTCCACCGCTCCTCGATGTTGCATAGGTTTGGCTGCAGCTCAGCAGGCTCTTCATCTAATCCTCCCGACAACGGATCTTGATCTGCAGTTGAGTTGTTCCAATCATCTGCCGCTCGTCGCAGCAGTGGCGTCCTAAGGCGGCATTCTTGCTAGGACGGTCTCCTTGGGGAATACAACAATTACGAAAATGCGGGCCTCCCGTGTCCCAGTTACGAGTTGTGGGAGTTGGCAGATTGATGTCCGCTCGGTCTGTTTAGCTTGCGTTTAAGAAGCTCGGATGCATCGTTTTCCGCCCTGGTATGGCGGCTTTAATTTGCGAATGTCGGACCGCGGCGCCATACACCTCGCGAGGGTGAGCATCTGGCTTTCAGGCCGACAGACCTCCCGATGCCACCCGATCAGAAAGGCGGTCAGCTACGAACGTTCAGCGCCTGCTGCGGAGGGTTGGAAGAGCCATGGGCGTCAGCGTCCGGCGACGTAGAGGATCCGATGGTTGTGTACGCCCTGTAGGAGAAGGTGGACGGCCAGGTGGGCTAAGGAGTGGTGCAGTTCGCGCCACGCACATCACCCACCAGACGAACCCGAGGTCGCCGTGGCTGCCTGTGGATGGGCGAGCGGATGCGTCAGATGCGTCCAGCGAGACGGTGCTTGTCCCATATCTGGCGCAAAAGCTCGTTGGTAACGGTTTGATGTTGCTGGCAATTGGAGCAGGTGAGGATGACACCGCTCGGGCATCGAGCGAGCTGAGGTCCGTGAACAGCGGTGATGTGTTGGCACGCCTGACACCGGGCCATCACGGCATGTGGCGTTTGGTCGGGCACTAAAAGGGATACTTGCATGATCAGGAACTGTCCGATGTTGGCCATCAATGAACGGCTCGGGCGACGTGCGCTCAGCTTGAGTAACTCTTCGAAAATTCGAGTGATGGAGAAGTGTGCTGTGGTCGTCGTTTGCTAACAAACGGACTGTGTTCTCCGTCAAACGCTGCGGGAAAGATCTGCAGGCGAGCTACCTCAATGAGCAGATGGGGCGAGAAGTAGCTGGAGGCAAGCTGCTAGTGGCGTTCCTGGAGAGAGGAAAAGCAGTAGCGAAGGACCGGGGATCGGTTTGACGATCAGCCCGTTGTTCTATGCGAGGAGGTCATCTTTTGAGGTAGACAGCGACCGCGGATGCCGCCGTATGCAATCGACGTGATCGGCCCGTAAAGCTGCGCCCGGGCCAATGCGGTCCTATCTCCCTTGCGCTGAGATCTTTTGGCCCAGCACGAAGGCGGGCTTGCTTCATCGCGGGTGCGACCGATCCCAGTAGATCGTCTGACTACCGTATAAGAGCGGAGAGGCGAGAAGAACCATACGCATGATTGGTCGCTCCATGCGTTCGAAATTTGAAATTTTTCCTATTTTTTCGGACCGACACGTTGCTCATCTTGTCGGCTGCTCAGATCCGAGCGGACGATTGGACGTTTCATGATGCTTGACGAAGAGAACCCTATCAGTCGCGGCACTTTGACGAAGGGTGCTGTATGAGCCAGAAGCGCATCTACTGGCTCGAGTTCGAGATGAGGGATCAGGCCTCTGCAAAACTGAGGGCGCTTGTATGTGCAGTCGCAGAGAGCTCTTTTGATGCCACGGCTAAGGCCGAAGCTTGGCTCCGCCGACGCAACTTCGTCGACGTCAATGCTAAACGTTGCCGGAATGAGCCAGCATTCAGCGGTATAGCGCTTGCGCCGATTGAATCGGTACTGCTCAGGGAGGCGTTGAAGCGCGGGACCGCAGGTTACGTTAGACCTCATCTGCTTGTGGAATAGAGGTGTTCAGCCAGGACGCCGTGCAGCGACCATATCTGCAAGGCGTCCATCCAACCAACTCAATCTTCAATTGAGCCGCCTCCATAGAGGCGGTCGTCTATCTGCCGGCCGTCAGCGAATCTGATGCGCACTCCAGTTGGTCTAGCAGCCAGTAAATGCAATGCGTGTGCGTGCGTACGTGCCTCGGAGATAGCGCCCGTCAGATCGGCATGGGCATGCACACTAGTAAACGCTCCTCCCTGAACACACCATCCGCACTCGAGTTGCACAGCGAAGTAGTAGGACCGGGTGAGCATAAGTACCGGAGCAGAGACTTTGGGATAGACCTGCATAAGGACGGCCGCTCACGACGTGTCGTTCGAAGCGTCCACCAGCTGGCGGAGGGGGAGTCCGGGACTGGGTCGGCCGTCGCCCCCACCGTGCAGGTCGCTGGGGGCGCCTCAACTGTGGTCCTTTGCCTTGTGAAGCAAGCGTCGATTTTTTCAACATTCTCAAGTGTGGCGTGACTATCGATTGAGCATCCTCAGATTCGACGCAAGACCTTTCTGACTTCCTCTTATCTCTTGCAACATTAACGTCCTGGGCTACGTGAGGGTGGAGTACTAGCGTCGAAAGAGACAATTGTCACACTTCATCCATCTCTCGCTCCGCCCTCGTTCTTTGGGGGAAAGCTGCGAGCGACGCTGTAGGGTTTCACAAGCTACATCGACCGGGATTTGGCCTAGCAAGATCGGACGCGGTTCCGAGGACATGCCGCGCCTGGTGGGGGTTTTCTAGAAATATTCAATGTAAACAATGGCTTGAGTGATCTCTGGTTTGGGTCGCCATCGTGCATCCAGTGCCTGCCTCGGGACGTAGATGAGATGAGATAAGCGGCGGTCAATTCCGCTGGCGGTGAAATTTGCAACTTGTTGCATTGTTGAAGGCATCTGGACTTTGGAAGATACGCGCCCGATGAGCCATTAACTATCGGGCAGAAGCTCTCCATACCATCAAGGCCAACGCTATGTTCAACACTACTGTTCCAAACGCAGAAAACTGCCGGAGCCCCCATACCGCTTTGGCGAGGGCACTTGCGATCGCGCTTTGCACTGTTTCTGCGCAGGCATGGGCAGGGATATTGCAGCCAGGCGAACAGCAAACCGTAGGCCCGGCAGATCCCGTAGAAGACTGGGACGTGCAAGGCGGAGCGCTGATCTTTGACGGTGGGACAGCAGGAGATGTTAACGCGTCCCACGGTTCTCAGGTTCTAGGGCAGGGAACAATTGGGCGACTAAGCATCATAGCTGGGATTGACTCCGGGACCGGCTACGACGGCGGTGCGGCTTCGACGGTCAGGCTTAAGGATTCCGTTCTCAATAGCCTTTACGTTGGCAGCTACGATTCGGCGTCGGTTAGTCAGGTCTTGATTGAGGACTCGGCGATCGTCGGCGGATCAGGCGTAGCCATTGAAGGAGTCGAACTCGTTGTGCGGAGCACCCTGATCAATTCGACGCTTAGCGAAGCGGCCCTTGAAATGACGTTCCAGGGCGCAAATACGTCGAGTGCGAGGCTCTACAACTCAACGATAAATGGTCGTGGAGTGGGAGCGGTGGTCTCAGGCGACAGTTCACTGAGCCTCGACTCAACCCGTGTTGAGGCATTGGCAACCGCTGGCACTGCACTGCCCTCTTTTGACAAGACTGCCGTTGCGATTCTAGCGTACGGCGGAGTGACGAAGCTTACGAATGGTTCAGCTGCGGAGGCTGACGGATCTGGGATTGCAATGGTGCCGGAGTACTTTTTGCCTGAACAGTACGCAGACGGAAGCCTTTATGTAGATGCATCCAGGGTAGTTGGTAGAACCTACGCCGGCATACAGGTTGACAGCCTTGGCCTTTTAGCTACCAACTCGGACATAGCCGTTGCTAATGGTAGCTACATCTATGGCGGCAATGGCTATGCCGTGGAAGTTCTAGGTATAAGCTCAGCCACTCTAACTGTGAGCGACAGCCAACTCGACGGCGGTCTATATAGCGGTAGCAACGCTACACTCGCTTCTTCGCTGACTCGATCGAGTATGGAGGGGGCTGCGTCGAATGTGAGTAGTCTGTCTCTGACAGATTCACTCTGGAGGATGACCGGCACATCATCTGTCGGCCAGCTAATTCAGAATGGCGGTACCATCGAGCTCGGCAGCGCAGGAACACAAAACACTCTCAACGTCAGCGGTGACTACCGCGGCTTTGGTGGAACTCTCGTCTTTAACACCACCTTGGGTGACGATCAGTCGGCCACCGACCGCCTCGCGGTTGGTGGTGGTACGTATGGTCAGGCCTTTGTACGAGTCAACAACGTGAATGGTGTTGGTGCTGCTACGCTTGACGGCATCGAGCTTATCAGTGTCGCTGGGCCATCCAATGCAGTGTTTGACCTTCTCGGCCGTGCCGTGGCCGGCCAGTACGAGTACTTTCTTGTGAAGGCGGCCAACGGGCATTGGTACTTGCAGAACGAGATGGCGCCGGTGAATCCGGATCCCTGCGCGGCGAATCCGAACCTACCGGAGTGTGAGCCGGAAACGCCTCCAGTGGATCCCGTTGATCCGCCGGTCGAGCCTCCTGTGGTCCCACCGGTCGTGCCGCCTGTCGTGCCTCCTGTGGTGCCGCCGGTTGTGCCACCGCCGGAACCCAAGCCTGTGATTCGGCCAGAGGTGGGCGCGTATCTAGCCAATGAGGTTGCCAACCGCGGCATGTTCCGGCTCCAGTACTCAGACCGACAGGATTCGATGTCGGAAGCTCGTGCTTGGACGCATATCCAAGGCGCAAAGCACGATTTCCTTGCGGCTGCTAATCAGATCAAGGTCAAGAGTACAGACGAAACCGTCTTTGTGGGTGCTGATCTCTGGCAGAGCAGAGGAGGCAAGATGGGGGTAATGGCCGCGGTGGGCAAAGGAACTTCAACAGCTACCAACTACATCACCGACTACTACGCGCGCGGCAAGACGCGCGGAAGTTCAGTGGGGGTATACGGAAGCTGGTACACCCCAAGTTCGGAGGGCTCATCGAATGGTGGGTACGTTGATTCCTATCTGCAGCGGTCGTGGTACTCCAACAGGGTGGACGGGTTGGCTCTTGCTCCGGAGAGATACCATTCGAGCGCATGGCGGGCGTCGCTGGAAGCCGGCTACGCGTTCGCGGTGGCGGGAGATGAGAGGGCGCGCCTTTTCATGCAACCCCAGGTCCAGGTCATTCACAGCCGTTGGATGAGCAACCAGCATAGGGAAGAGAATGGAACGGTAGTTTCCCTGGGCGGCCGAAACGAGACGCTTGCAAGGGTCGGCCTCAAGATCTTTGGCCAGGTCCTTGTGGAAACGGTGCCCTCAGTTCTCTCACCCTACTTGCAGCTCAATTTTGTGAGAGAGGACAGGGACGCGGAGGTCGCACTCGATGAGCAGATCACCAAGACTGGCATCAACAGAAGCCGGTTTGAACTGGAAGGCGGCGCTAGCCTCCAGCTGGCCAACGGCCTCTCTCTGCGGATCGGTGCAACGTTTGAACGGAGCTCTGGTCAGCATCGCACCAGCGCCCAGTTGGGGGCTGCATACGCCTGGTAGAGGCAGCCATCGCAGGCGAGCGACCCTCGCCTGCGATATTTGAAACTTTTCTTATGTCAGTCTGAACTTTGGCTTAGCATAGTCACGCCCCAGGGGAATGGAACCGATGAGGGGCAAACTTGAAGACTTCAGACATCATCGTCGCCGACGATCACCCGATCGTTCGATTCGGAACTAAGCAGCTTCTAGAGTGCGACCCCAGCAATAGGGTGGTCGGCGAAGCTGGGACATTCGACGATCTCTTCGCTTTGCTATCCGAGGTGCCCTGCGAGATTCTCGTACTCTCCTTGCAGCTATCTGGCGGCATGTTCAATTCAGGCATGGCAGCAATTGCCAAGGTGCGGCGCATCTACCCTGATATCAGAATCATCGCGTTTCCAGACATGTGCTCGCCTCAGAGCATCCGGGTCGCAATAAGCATCGGAGTGATGGCAGTGATTTCAAAGTCGGCCAGTGAGCGAGAGCTTCGTCGCGCCGTCAATTCCGCCAAGAGGGGGGCGCGCTACTTGGGAAAGGAGGTGCGTCGACAGGTGATAGCAGACGAAGCTCCGAGAGAACTCACCCATGCAGAGGAGCTCGTTCTGCAGTTGCTGGCCGATGGTCGAAATCTTACAGAGATTGCCAATCTCTTGGGGAAGTCAGCCGCTACTGTGAGCAGCCAGAAGCAGAGCGCGATGAGGAAGCTCGGATTCCACTCAATGGCTCAACTTTACGAGCACATAGCTTCCTGGCGGCGACCGCCTGCAGCTGCCAGCGATGAAGATCCGGGAGATCCGTCACCGAGTTCAGACTTGGTTGCTATCGACGGCTAAGCGCAGGTCGTGAACGGACCAGGCCTTGGACCCAGCTGGCGTTGCCAGAGCAACTGGTACAGGCGTTGACACCGGGCAGGGCTGAGACCGATCTGATTGCTCGCCTGCGCTTGCAGACCAGCTACCGCAAGCAGCAGGCGAGCTAGCAGTCGGCGGATGGCCGGCTGTTAGCCGGCTTCCTGCAGGCGGGGCAGGCTGTGATCAAAGATCTAGGTGTGCTTTAGATCTTCGGGTTTTCGCCCGGCCGCGAGGATCCAGTCCTGCCTCATCTGCTCGGCTCAGAGAATCCATGCCCGCTGAGTAGTCCGGCCGATCGCAGCGAAGGAGTGTAGGAGCGGCCTAGTCGGCAGGATGAAGTCACCCAAGCTCGTTAGCCAGCGGCGTTTGGTTTTGCGACATGAGCTGTCTGGGAGTTTTGGCTCAAGCTATATCGTCCGTTCTGGTGCAAATCTGTCATCCTGACGTGCAGGGACATTCCTGCGACAGGGGGACTTCCGGTGCCGCTTCAATCTATCGCCTACGCCAGCGAGGCGAGCAGTGGTGTAACTGCGGAACAAGTCGAAAGGCTGACGCGTGATGCGGCACGCTTCAATGTCGAGGCTGGGGTGACAGGTGTTCTTCTTTTCGATGGCCGGCGCTTCGTGCAGTACTTTGAAGGACCTGAAGATGGAGTAGAAGCCGTCTACGGTCGAATTCTCGCGGCAACCAGTCATAGAGAGATTGTTGAGCTTGGGCGTGGTCGTGCGTCCATTCGGCGCTTCCCTTATTGGGCAATGCGACTTGTCCCTGTTGTTTCTGATGACCTCAGGGATCTCATACGTCAGGACTGGGATGGGCTGCGCCGTTACGAGGCAAATGCAGGTGCCATCGGAAGCGCTATGGCCCAGCTTGTGGACTTCGTCACTCCGCAGGTCAATGGCTGATGCCCCCGCGCGCAGGGCTGTAATCTGGTATGACAACGGCCGTTCTCGGTATGACGCCGGTGTCGCCAGATGGGTAAGCTGACCCTGCCGGATCCGGCGCCAACGAGGATTTCCGTGATTTCGGTGGTCATGGCAGTCTCGACAGGCTGGGGTGAGGAAGGCGATAGTCTGCAGACCTCTGGACGAGTCCGCTATGAGCATCCTCAACGTTCTGCTCACTCGCGACCACCTGGTCGTCGCGGTAGACACTCTGGCAGAGAATGCCCGGACAGGGGCGCATTCCGCGGGGGCGAAGCTGCTGCTGATCCCTCAGCACGACCTGGTGCTGGCCACGCGCGGTTCTACCCAGTTCTTCCTTGGCATCTACGAGCTAGCGCTGCAGGCCAGCTTCCGCGCAGATTTCTCGATGGAGCAATTGTCCGCCGAGCTGGGGTTGGTGGTGGATCAGCTATGGCCGAACTACGAGAAGGCGGCAGCGGAGGCCGGGCTGCCGCTCGACCAGCTCGGGACCGAGTTGGTGCTGGGCGGCTGGTCGCCCAAGAACGGCCGGATGATGGCCACGGGGTATGCCAAGAGCGACAGTCAGCGCCCGTGTACGGTCCAGGCGATCGGCGGGCAGCTGGCGTCCCCCGGGGAGCCGCTCCAGGCTTTGACGCCGAGCATGGCTCAGGCCGATCTCATGGCCCATGCGCGTCTGCAGGCTAGTTACCTCAATGAGCAGATGGGCCGGCAGGTGGCGGGAGGCCGGCTGTTAGCCGGCTTCCTGCAGGCGGGGCAGGCCGTGATCAAAGATCTAGGTGAGCTTTAGATCTTCGGGCGTTAGCCCGGCCAAGGCGAGGATCCTGTCCTGCCTCATCTGCTCGGCCCAGAGAATCCACGCTTGGTCTACGGTCAAAATCCCTGTCACCTGGCATGCCGGACACGTGAGCTCTACCCCTCCTTCCACCTCGGCAAGGCCATACCCTCGGGACATACGTGACTCGTCGCCGCATGAACCGCACTTGGCGTGCAGAGTTTCGACTTGCTCGATAGTTCCATTGAGGCGCAGCAGCGGGCGGATCCGAAGGACCCGGAAAGCTGTTAGGGGTGTCATGTGTCGTGCCTGTGGGGGGCTAGACACGGGGGCGAAGGATTTCGCGCCTGAGAGGAGCCAGATGCGTCAACCATACAGCATGAATCGTCAAGAACTTCGTGCTGGGCAAATTCTCTTCGACGGACGCTTGGCCGGCAAGCAGCTCAACCCGAAGCGGATCAACTGCGCCACGCCAGTGGCCAACCCGAACGATTTAGACATGTGCCTGCGGCTTTGCAGGATCTGCGACCGCCTGCTGGCCGCGTTCCTGAAAAAACGCCCAGACGTCGTGAAGGATCTTGGGTCGCTGTAAAGCAGTGTCCCCGCTCGCGCGGGGACGTGTGAAGCACAGGTACGAGCTACTGGCAGACGTATTCTTGGGAGCTTTCGTAGAACCTGTCGTAGTAGTCGTCGGGCATGTGACCGGAGCCGAAGTAGACGAGTTCTCTGCGGTAGAGGTGGCTTACGCCATAGATCCCAGGCGAGCTACAGGTCGCCGGCATTGGGCCTTGGTAGGTCTGACCGCCGAAGGTGTGGTGGTTCTCTTCGCAGGAGTAGCCGCCACCAACACCTTGGGGATCCGGCCTGCATGTGCCGCCGGAGCCCTTCATCTCCTGAAAACCGGTGTATGGGTCGGTCGGGCACGAGCCGAACCCTTCCGAACCCCAGTCGCCGTACAGGTAGACGCCGCTCGGCCCATCCACGCCGCCCTGGCAGAAGTTGGTATAGGCCACTGGGTAAGGCTGGATAGTTTCCGAATCCACCCAGAGTACTCGGCCTGTCGGCACCCATTGGCCGGCGAAGGCGCTCGGGGCAAAGCCCGCTGACAACAGAGCAAGTGACATGCCCAGCATGAGGCGGCGAGGGGTTGCGCGGGCAGTTCTGCAATCGCTTTGCATTGAGTTCACTTCCATCTCTCCATGAGTAGGGTAGTGCTGCACTGCCCGCGCAAGGTCGCAACCCCTCATCAGGGGGGCAATCAGAAAACCGGCCATCTCGGTGTAGGTAAAGCCCGACCGAGGCGGGGGATGTGACACGCGTCCGAATGTGACCGATTCAGACATGTGCCCGGCGCTTCGCAGGATCTGCGACGGCCAGCCGTATTCTTCCGGCCATGCATTCCTCCCACGGCTTCCGCACCGCTCCGATCCCCTCTGGCTGGGTCCAGGCCGGCGAGCGCTGGGCGCTCTGGTACAACGGCCGCGAGACGGCCAGCGTCACGCCCGACGGCGGTCCCGGGGTCCGGCTATGGATGGAAGGCCAGAAGATGTGGCAGGTGAAGGAAGTGCGCGCGGCCAACGTCCGGCAGGCGAAGCGGTACGCCGAGCGCTGGTGTGCGGCCAGGCTCTATCCCGATCTGCCCCTGCGCCAGGCAGTCGCCCGGCTGACCGACAGCACC